GGCTGGTTTCTCAATAAGCCCCACTAATTTTAATTTTGATAATTTAACAAGAGTAGGAGAACAGCTAGGTTCTAACCGTGCGGGGATATGGAGAGATCCTGCGGGAATTAAGTATTATATTAAAGAATCTAAAAGCGTTGCTCATTCATGGAACGAAGAGTTGGCTGCCAGGCTGTATGAGTCTTTTGGTGTTGCATCTGGTCAACAGAGAGCCGTATTTGATTCATCAACAAATACCCCTTATTTAATATCTCAAATTATAGAAGATTTAAAACCAATAGGTGAATTTGATGATTTAGCAATCAGACTACCGAGAATTAAAGAGGGTTTTGCAATTGATGCTTGGCTGGGTAATTATGATGCAATTGGCTATAATATGGACAATCTCATGCTTGATGCTTTAGGCAATCCTATCCGAATAGACCCTGGTGCATCAATGTTTTATAGAGGAACAGGCGGGCTTAAAGATGCCATACCTGGCATAAAGTTTGGTGAGGAAGTAGAAGAATTAACGCAGATGGTAAAACCAACTGATGCTCACAAGTCATTTCAAAATGCTGGTAAGATATTTGGGGATATGACTTTTGTCCAGTTGCAAGACGCTGCAAGAAGATTACAACTTCTCCCATCGGGTATTACATCTGATACTGCTATGTCAAGCAGTTTTAGCAACCTTCTAATGAAAATGATTCAGGCCTCAATCCCCGATCAGGCACTTGCTCAAAAGTATTTTGACATTCTTATGGCAAGAAGAAAAAACATTCTTGAACATTTTGGTCTTCAAGTTCCTGATGACCCAGGAGCAATTTCTGGAAGTGCTCATGGCTGGTTCAACGGTGGTTTAATCAGCAGAGCCAATGGAGGAATGATTCCAGGATTTGGCTCACAAGGCGTTCCTGCAATGCTTCACGGTGGAGAGTATGTAGTTAATTCCTCAGCAGTGAAGAATGTTGGCATTGCTGCTTTGCAAGCTTTAAATAATATGAGATTTAATACTCCTAAATCTCCATCTTATTCTGGCCCAGTCAATGGTCAATCTACTTCCACATCAACAACCCATATCTATGTTGAGAACTTTATTGGTGAAAAGCAGTGGTTTGAGTCAATGATGAAAGACTATAATGTTACTGTTGCTCCGCAAAATCAAAAAGCAGCGGGATTGAATAATACAACAATCTCAACCTATAGCGGAATTAATAGAGGCTTATAATGGCACCAATTCAAAACCAGCAGACAGGTCTAATCCATCTATTATCAATTAATGGACAAGAGATTACAGAGCATAATCGCAAGTTTAACTCATCCGTTGAGCAGGCCGGATCTGATGTTGAACTTTCAAGAGGAAAAATTAGAAGATACATTAGAAAGAATAAAAGAACATTTAGTTTAGATTTTACATATCTTCCAAATAATACTGACAATACGGTTGATGGGAGAAGAGGTCGAGACTATCTATCATCCCTTGCGAATACAAGAGGAACAGTAACGGTTTCAATAAAGATATCTCCCGCAGAAGACTTCAAAACATACACTTGCTTTGTTAATTCCTATAATGAAAAACTAGTAAGAAGAGATATAAAATCTGCATGCTCTTATTATGATGTATCTATTGAATTGGGTGAACAATAATGGCTGATGAATATTATGAGATAAGCCCTAAAGTTAATGATATTGACTTCTACATTGGAGGAGTCAAGGTCGAAACATTCATTCAGGTAAATTCCCAAGTTGAATCATCTGCTGTCCGTGTTGCATGTGTATCTTCATCAATTGCAATAGAGTCATCTTTTGATACACCCTTCCTAAGAAAGATTGTTGAAATTCAATCAGATATTGAAATTGAAGTAATAAAAGAAACAACTCCATTAGAAATTTTAAATGTTTTATCAATTGTTCATATTCAATCTGAACTTACTGGTACAACTCAGAAAATAGCAACAGCATCTTCTACGGTTAATATAGAGGCATCAGCATCGGCCTCATGTCAAAGGGTGACTAGATTCGTATCAGAGGCTCATATTGTCTCTACTTCGACAACAAGTGCTGTAAAACTTACCTTACTAAAATCAGTTGCTTCAATTTCCATCTCTGCAGACTTTAGAACTAAAACAATTTCAACTCTAGAAGCGCAGTTGCCAATAATAGTTAAGTCAATTGTAAAACCCCCTATTAGACTCTCTCCATCTTATATTGATGATACATCAATAAGAACATTATTTACTTTAGACAACAAACCATTGACTAATCACAATAGAGTTTTTGATTCTTCATTGTCTCCATTATTTATTGAAAATAAAAATTGGGATAATAGAAGTAATAGATACTATAAAAGAGCTACAAGTTCTGGAAGAAGAACATTTAATCTTTCTTGGTCAATGCTTCCTAACTCAATGGAGGACACAGTTGACCTCAGACACGGCAGGGATTTTCTAAACTCAATAGCCGAAGATCCAGACGCACATGTTTTAAAAGTCCTTAATCAAGACGAGAATGGTCTTACAGCGTACACTGAGACCTCTTACACAGTCTTTGTCAGGGGGTATTCAGAGACACTTGTTAGAAGGTATGTTAATAACGGTGTATACTTGTATGACTGTAATTTAACTTTGGAAGAGGTGTAATGTTAACAAAAAATACATATGGAGCAAATTTATCAAATTATTTCAATAATGCTATTGAAGCAACAGCTCAGAATGTTAAGCCAAAAATTACAATTGACTTGTTGGATAGCAGACATATCACCTTGGAAAATGCCCTGACGGGGAATGCAAATATTACCAATACCGATGCTCACATTGTAAAATCAGAAGGCTCAATTGGTTATTACTGCACAGAAGAGCAGATGATTAATGGCTACGAAAGAGAATCTTTTACATGGGCCGTAACAGATGCTCTTGCTAAAAATGGCAAGATTATTACGGCTGATGGTACTTGGCATTGTATGCCAACAAGTGTTGATACAGATAGCAAACTTGATGGCGATTATGAGTTTGGGTGGTGGTCTAAAACAAGAAGCGCTGCTAATGGCGTATTTGCCTCATCGCCAGTTATTACTTTTGCTTTTGAAGAAAGAAAAGTTAATAAGATTAAAATTACAACATCTGAATACTATGGCCAAGTTAAAAGTTTTAGAGTTAAAGTAAAGAACTCTTCATTGGTCGACATCTTGGATAAGACATTTACCTTAAATGATGATGAGTATTATAAAGAAGTTTATTTAAATAGTAATAATGCTATAGCATCTTCATTTTTAGCAAAAAGAATTGAAATAACTATTCTCTCTACGAAGAATGGATTAGACTATGCAAGAATTCATGAAATTTCCCCAATATATGAAGTCGATATTACAGACCATGTAATTGACTACAGCATCTCAAGAGCAAGAGACATTCATGAAAGCAACCTCCCAATCGGCGGTTCTTCAAGTCCTAAGCTTACTTTGAAGTTAGATAACACAGGGAAAGATTGGAATATCTTTAATAACTCTTCATTGTATGGAAAATACATGAAAAAAGATTTAAAAATAAATGTTTCAACTGGATGGCGAATTAAGAAAACAAATGATGTAATTTCTAACACCGTTTTAAGATCTAATATGAGTAATTCAGCATCATCTTTCACAGTTGACAATTCTGACATATTCCCCGCAGGAGGGGTTAATAATAATTTTATTGTTACAATTAATCCAAATAAAGAAAATAGAGAAGTTATTCTTTGCAATGCCGTTACATCAACAAACACAGTTAGTGTATCTGAAAGAGGAGTTGGTCAAACGGATGCAGAAACTCACATTGCTGGCTCAGTTGTTACATTTGACCCATACGAGTATGTCAGCATGGGGGAATTTTACGTTGATGAATGGTCATCATCTAGTTCTGACATGACAGTATCTGTTTCTGCAAGTGATTGGTCAAAGTATTTAACCGAAAAAAAACTTACAAATGGATTCTTACTGGAAGGAAAGACTGTAAGCGAGGCTGTTAACAACCTTCTTTCAAGAAGAAACTTCCCCAAGGGGGATTTTAAACAAGTTCTTCCTTATAGCAGAGGGATATCTCAACTCGGAGGAGTTGCAAGATATTCATTTAGTGAAGATTCAATTGATAAAAATGGAAATCTGACAACACTTGCCCCAGGGTTAAGATGCCGTTTTTGGGGTATGAGAGAAGGAAAAGAATTAACATATAAAACCATTAAAGCCGATGCCTTAGAAAAGAATCTATCAGTAGAAGAAAGAATTAAAGGCATCAACGCTTACGCAGCTCCAGACCTTACAGTAAATTCTCCTGATATTTCATTACCCCGTGAGACAGGGGAACCATCACTTAATGCTTTGAATTTAACTAATTATACTTTTGTAAGCATTATTAATTCTGCTACCTATGCAAAATATTTTAATGGCGTTATTGATGGATACTATTTCCCTACAACAACTGGGTCTCAAAACCTTATTGTTGATATCTTAAATGGGGGAGGTCGTCTGTACCTTGACGACCTTTTGTTAGCCAGCTCAAGTGAAGAAAATACATCTATCTCTCTTGCCTCAAACCCTATTTCATTAATCGCTGGAAATCCTTACCGCATAAGAATTGAATTTTTTCATGGTTCTGGAAATGCTAATTTTTCAATGAGCCTTCATTCCCTCATTGGAGCAACAAAGGCTCTTATCCCTGCAAGTCAAGTTAGATCCGTTGTCGCAAGAGATGGTTTAGGTTCAAGAAACTTAACAGGCACTGTCCCTACCTCGTACTCTCTCTATGATATCTCAGAAGTCCATAATCAAAATGATGGTTTTATTCATAGCAATGCACAATTAAGTTATTCTCAAAGAATAGATTCTGATAATTCTGATAAAGGAATTCTTCTTATTGACGATGGCTACATTAGAATACCTACACACACATCTATTGCAATAAAAGAAGAAGATTTTACGATAGAACTTCTTGCAAAATTTAATGATGGTCATTTTGACATTGGAGATGGCGAGTATTTATCATCTTGGGCTAACTCTAACCCGACAAACGGCTTTGAGTTTTATTATAACAATGTATCAAGTCATGGATTTAAAATTAAAACAACTGGCCCTACTACAACTACATCATTTGTTTCGGATAATACAGAACTTTTGCAATCCGAGTTTTATCATATTGCTGTAACCTATAAAGTTGCAACAAAAACATTATCTTACTATGTTAATGGTGAATTAAAAGATACAGATGTTATTAATGGCACGATTGTTACAAATATATTTGATACAACAATCGGAGGTAGGGGCGCAAGATTCTCAACACAAGAGGTTGCCCCTGCCATTGCAAGGCAATTTATTATTGACGAATACGCTATTTATAAAAGATGCCTTACCCCAGAAGAAATTTTGGACAGGTACATCTCATCTCAGGTTGAGTATGTCGCAGTCTTTCCATACCTGTACTCTGAGCAAGAGCACTTAAGAGGGGCTATTGATGAAATCACTCTTGCAGACCTTGGGAG